ATATTTTGTGGTTGAAAAACTAATAGTTCCATATGTACCAGAATAACCTGGAACTTTCTTAAACCTCAATCTGCTTTTAATCCCCAAAGAAGAAATGAGTTCTCTTACTTGGTATAGCAATTTTCCATCTTTTTGGTAAAATTCGCAAGAACCATTTGGTGCTACTGAACCATCAGTATCCATCAATCCACGAAGAAGTTGAAGTCTTTGTTTAGTTGAAGACCTCAAATATTCTTTTGGTATATATTTCTCTTGATCCATTCCCAGATTGTGGGTTTCCTTTCTCAACTCATTAAAATAATACCTCCAAACATTCCCTTTATCTTTTGTTTTTGTAGTTATTTCTAAGGGAATATTATTTGATATGAATTCAATATCTTCATATAACCCAGTAATTGCCCCATTGCTTCTACTACCATCCCCCAACCAAACTCCAAGAGTATATGGATCTATCGGTAAAAATGTTTCGGGCAAATTTAAGGAATTTGCTATTTTGATATAAATTGAAGATGATTTTTTTGAATTTTTTAGAGAAGTAAATTTTTTGATTATATCAAATGTTTTTAATACTTTTTCTTTGTGATTCCAGTCTGAATGTGAAACTTTCCATAAGTGTTCACTGCAAGCTTTAATTATTTCTCCATTATCAAATTCAATCTCATATGTGTCTATCTCTTGGATTGGGGATTTCCCAATAACTTTAGATTGTTTTCCATCTCTTCCGAAAATAATATCTCCAATTTTTAAATCCCCCATTGTAGTCCAACCCGTTGGAGTTGGAATTTTTGTATCCAAAGATAGCATTTTCCCCGTCTGTCTGGGGAGTTTTGCAATATTAAATCTATTTTGATGAAAATTTGTAATTAAAGTCTCTTGAAAATCATACATCTTAAATGGAATTAATCCATGATCAAGAGAAACGATCTTTACATAATTTTTTGCAAAATAAATAGGATCATTTTTGCATCTAAGATATTCGTCAAGTCTTTCCTTCGTCCAATCTATTGATACATTTTCTGCTTTAAGATTGGGATTTCCCTTATAATGTTTTTCCATCAATTAATCCAATTTTTGATATAACTTCTTGTTGTTGTAAATATAACTTAATAAAAGACTTTGCTATATTTTTTACTTGTTCTATATTCTCACACGAATCAACTTCTCTTGAGATTCTTTCGTATTCGAAATTTTTAGTTAAGCAATCTAAGATTATTTTATCTGGGTCCATCTATCTCTCCTGTGAATAATAAAGGTTTTGTTGGATCTTTGATTGAAGGATTGAAAGTTAAAACAATTGCATCTGGATATATTTTCCTCAGTTCAAAAGTTACTTGAGGTTTTGATGGTCTTGTGAATTGAGGAAAAAACATTTGTGCCGTTAAATACTTACCTCTCCAGTTAAACATTATAGTATAAGTAGATCCCCTTGATTGTATTCTAGTATATTTTTCTTCAATATTTTTTAATACATCAATTTTAGAAATGCTGTTTTTGGTCTGTTCTGATGGTTCAACAGCAGAAGAATATAATGACCAAAACTTTGGACCATATTTACACTCTGTTGCACGTTCCATTTTTTGGCATTTTGGGCAATAACGTTGTTCGTCTTCGTAAATACGACCTTCCCAATCAGGAAGAGAATTGTAATTTGTCTCTTCAGTTTTATTTCCCCAATTTTTTGCACCAACTTTACGACATTTTACAAGTGCTCCAGAAGCATAGGCACTTGGCCATTTTTTATATCTACTTTTGACTTTTTTATAACAAGCGTCCTTTTCTCCCACAGATTCTTGAGTTACCATTTTTGCTTTACCCGATTCGTTTGGATTTGGGTCTTCTCTACGTTTTTTAGTAGCTCTTTTATTTCTTTCTTCTTTACTCATCGCAGCACGATCATCGGGGTCTCTACAATATGGTTTTGTTGTTTGTCCTGGTTGTCTTGCACATGGTTTTCCATCATACTTTCCACCTGCTTGAACCCAACCACCATCATCGAACCATCTATCTAACCTACCCTTATAATCCTTTGCTTTAATTCCATCAGTTGCTTCTTTAATTTTTTCTGCTTTTTTTAATCTGGAGTAGTAATCGGGAAATTCTTCTAAATGCTGTAAAGCAATCATTCTTGCCATTTTTTTACTTCCAGTATGTTCACTTTCGACCTTAATTCCCATCTCCAATTGAGAATTTAAAGTTTTTAATGAAATTTTATGTTTTTTCGCAATTTCTTCTGGGGGCATATACTTCTTTATAGGTCCCTTTGGGTCAATAGACTCTTCTATGAATTGTGAAAAAGTTTTCATTTGTTTTTGAATTATTTATTGTCTGTAAATTCTTGCTTAAGTAATTTCTGCAATTCTGCTGTAGAACCAACGAATAACGTATTATTAACTGTGCTTGGTGATTTTACATCAGTTTCATTTAATTTTTTCATTTTTTGTTGCAAATCAATTAACTTATCAGTCACATCTGCTGCATGTTTTATTCCCTGAAAAACAACTTCATATGCTCTTGGACTATCACTTTGCTGTGCAACTTCCAAAACTTCATCTACTGCTTGCTGTGCTTTTTGGATTAATGAATATAGATTTCCCCTAGTGTATTGATAATCTTCGTCGTAACAATCTATCGGGGATTTTTTATTTATTTTTTGAGTACTTTTTAATTCACCAATAACAATATCGTTTGAAACTGATATTGGTTCTATATCTAAAGATTCATTTATTTTATCAAAGTTGTTTTTCATAGTGATACATCCACTCCCTTTGTGGTACTGTAAATTTTCCCATCACCAAAATCAAAACGAGATTCACTAAATCCAAAATCATCATCTGGTTCAATTAAATTATCATCAGTTTCATTTATGACATCAACTGATGAATTTATTGAATGTGGAGTTGCAATAGTGTTATCTTGTCCCCTCAATACCTTTAATGTATTTCCATCAATACTCTTAATAAACATTTCCTCATTTTCAATCATAATGTAAGTGTTGGTACTCAATAAAGATGCATTGGAAACTTCAATTTCAGTAACATATTCATTAATTTCCTCCGATAATACGGTTGTATTATCATTATTATAATCCTTAATTGCTCTTGGAGTTGCCGTATATCGTAATTGTCTTGATGAATTTTTTGTATTCGTATCTGTATAATAATCAACTTGAACTTTTTTGATTAGTCCTTCTGTATTGTCAGCAATTGGACCAAATATGTAAGTTTTTGCAACAAAATTTAAAGTATAAATTAAAACTCTTCTGGTTGTAAAATCACTTTCATAATTATCTTCCATTTGAATATTTTCAAGTATCATTGGAATATCTTTTTTTCCTCCAATGGATGACACTAAATCAATAGTCAACGTGAATGAAGGTTGAAAAAATGGCAAAATTTGCTCCAAAATTTGTAACATATCATCATTATATTTGGCCATTATACTTAACTTTATTCCCAAATTATATGGGACTGGCATATAAACTTTGACTGCTTTATTCTGATTATCAGAATTTAATGCTTTAAATGTTTGTACCGTAGAAACCTTTCTACTTGCATCATAATTAATACTTGACAATTCAAAAGACATACGAGGAAGAGTCATAGCAACTCTTTTTCTTAAGTCTGGTTTTTGTTCTAGTCTTGCTAAAAATTTTTGTACAGGACCATATGCAATTGGAACTTTTATTAAACTATAATCAGTTCCATCTTGTTCTTCGTGCTTAATTAAAATATTATTAAAAAGCGTACCAAAAGATATTACTGTTTTTCTTATAATTTCGTGATAACTATATGTTCCTAACATAATCAAACACTTTATAATTATTTAGTAATTAATAACTAGTAATCACCAAAAGGATTTCTTTGAGTAAAATCTAATATTGAGTCAGATTCGTCTTCTATTTCAATATTTTCTGCATAAGGGTCATACAAATCGTCAGTTTCTATTGAAAATACTTTATGAGTTGCCTTTGAACCAACTATAAGTTCACCAAGGGCAAAGTTTCCATTTGCAATAGAAACTTTAAGGACTTTTGTATCTGCATCCCAATTTTTAACATATGCTGTTGTTCCAGTAGAAACACCTCGAACTGCTTCATTGAAGATAAAATTACCGGTTGATGTTCCGACAGGAGAACTCAAAGTGATGCTTGGGATAGATATATACCCAGCACCAGAGTTGGTAAATCTAATTGCAGTCACTATACCTGATGAGTTTATAAATGCTTGTGCAGTTGCATTTACACCACCCGCAGGGGCAGAAGAGATTGAAACGTTTGGAGCAGAAGAGTATCCAGAACCATTAGTTAGCAATGATATTTGACCAAGAGAACCAGTAGCAATAACTGCTGTTGCAATTCCACCGGTTCCAGTATCGCTTACTATTTCAACTTTTGGTACTGTTGTGTATCCCGCACCAGGATTTATAAGTACAATTTTATCAATAGAACTACCCTTTCTTGGTGGTCTATATGTCATAATTGCAACTGCTGTTGCATCTATTCCCCCAGCAGGTGCTTTTTCAATTTTAATTGTGGGAGTTGTCAAATATCCAGTTCCATCATTTATGAGATCAATATATTGAACCGATTTTTCTGAAGGTAAATATGAAATATTTGCTGTTGCTGATGTAGATCCAGATGACACCATTGTAATTGTTTGAATATATCCAAAATCTTTAACAGATTCATCAACTTCACTAATAGATGTAGAAATATTTTCATCTTCATATTCAAATATTTCACATTTTAATTGATAAACATAAAGATTATTTAATTGATAAAATGGTTGTTTGCCCTCTACATATTTGATTTCAAATAGTGAATTATCCAGGGGGAAATATATAAGGTCACCCTCTTGTGGTCTTGTTGAAACTTTTATTTGTTGGTCCGAAACTAAAAATGGGGAAATAAAATCTTCATATCTTTCTTTTGATATAATTAAATTTAATTCATCAGTTGTTTTTACTCCAAACTTACTTAAAATATCACCTTGCCCACCAAATCCGTCAAAGTTCATTACATATGCTTCCAATCTAAAACCATCATCAAATCTAGAAACTACTACTTCTTTAATAATATTTTTTTCATTGATAAATTTTCTGGGCATATAAACTATGTCTTGCCCATACATCCTCAATTGTTCATTAATTAAATCCTGAACAAGTCTTTGTTCACTTGTTGAACCATTTAAAAAATAGGGATTTAATGGTGCCATTATCCGATCATATCCATAGGTGGTAATTCATATTCATTATGTAATTGTTCTTCAAGTTTTTCTAGTTCTGCTATAGCATCATCATATATTTGTCTTCCATTTAATGAAATTCCCCCAGGAAGTTGAACTCCATTAAACTTAATTAGGTTTTGTCCCCATTGCTTTTTAATTAATGAAGTTAGATATTTTTTTAACCACCAATCATTATATACCTTTGGAAAATCTGAAGGATCTACAAATCTAAAACAATCAATAATAATATAACTATTACTATTGACCATAGCCCAATCAATATCCAAATATAATCTATGTTGTTTTTTGTTGAATCTTAGCTGAACGTCGGGAGTGATAATTCTACTAATATCTTCAAGGTGAGTTTTAACCATTGCATAATTTAATAAATCTAATGCTCCATAATAATATAAATCATTTAAGAATAATTGATATTTTATATTAAATAGTCCACTTGATATTGTATTTGCATCAGATTTAAAAACATTAAAAACACCAATTACACTATCTGGGAGTTGTATAAAATTATTTGATTCCTCATATGATATTGAAGTTATTCCAACATTTGTAGTTGCACTAGTCGTAGTAACACCTGTTCTTATTGTACTTTTTTCCTCTGGAGTTAATTTATGCTTTAGATAAACTCTTTCCATCCCGTCAAAATGCCTTTCATTGAAATATTGTATGGCATCATCAACCAAGTCATCAATTTGGTCGTCGTCTACATTTATTTCTAAAACTGGATATCCAAGTTTTCGTAAACAATAATCAATTAAACCTTGTCTTGTTGATGGTTGAGCCATTTTTTTATGCCGTTGTAGTAATTCCAGGTGTAACTAAAGCACTTCCCTCCACTACTCTTGTTTTCACTCCGGTGGAATCATTTTTTATCAAAATATCATAAGAATATCTTCCTGGTTTTAATGTAGAAGTTATGGACGATGCTAAAGAAATTACAATTTTTCCTTGAGATGGGGGAGAAATTACGGATGTGCTAAAATTTGCTGATGTGTTTAGTGATAAAGGACTTTTTTTCAGCATTGAGTAGGCACTATAGTTAGTCAAATTAAAAGCAGAATTTGACTCACCATCTTCGAGAGTAAATAACTGACTAAAATCAGACCCAGATGGAATTACTATATTGACTACGTATATTGACATTATAATAATTTTTTTATTTTATAGTATTTATGGATGATTTTCCGTTATCTTTTTCAATAAATTTTTAATTTCAGATAGTTCATTTTTTAAATTTTCAATTTCTTGTTTTTCACTCAAAGATTCAGTTTTTAACTTTATATACTCTTGATATTGATGGTCATTACAATTCACAATTGCATTAGTATTTTCGTCTCTGTAAAGTCCTTTATGTCCTTCTACTGGTATCATATTGTTGCAATAATACGAAGATCTTTGATGTAAGGAACTTTCGATTGATTTGTTCCTGTCATAATGATTTTAACTTGGAATCCATTGAATAAAGGTAAATTCTTTGCAGTAAACTCATAATTTCCGTAATCATCTGTAGTATTAGATGATTGTACAAATCTATCTGAATTTCCATTATTTTTAGATGGATCTATAACGTTACCATTTTGATCCAAGTTATCATAACCTGGGAAAAACTCCCAAACTTGTTGCTCATCTGGAGTATCATTTCTTAATAGACGATAGAGAACTTTAATATCATTAGATCGATGTCTGTAAGCATCAAATAAAACCTTTAGATTATCTGATGATTTTTCTAGTTTTACTATTTTTGATAAGTAAATTGCAGAATTTGGATCACCAGTTAGTTGATTGACTCTTGGGTCAGTTAAATAATTTTTAACTGGGGAATCAATTCTATTCATAGTTGTAATTAAACTTACACGATCAAAATCAATTACAGGAGAAACTTTAGAGTCCGTTGTTTCTAAAGACATCTCAATTGTTAATGATTTATTTCCGGGCAGTGAACTTAAATGGAAATCTTCATTGACTTTGGAACAAATCATTCTTGAGGACCCAAATTCATTATTTGAGTTTAATGATATATAATCAAATCCATTGTCAATAAATGATATTTCATTGCCATCTACACTAGTTGCAGATATTGTACGTATTTTTGCATCTATTGAAGTTCTGTCTGGTAACATTGTAATTATATTTGGTCTAATGCTATTGAACACTATATTTTGAGTTGCCTTTGGTCCAGTCAATGAATTAAGTTGTGGTGTATTTGTTAAGTAAGAACCGCAAGATTTTGGTTGATTGAAAAATAGTTCAGGACCAACAGCATTTCCAACAGTTCTATCTGTTCCAGTATTAGATGATGTATCAACTTTTAAATAATAAGAATCCATTTCAATTGGATAATTGATTATATCAACATCAGTGAACGTATGAGTTTTATTAATTCTTCTCAATGAAATGCCATTCATTTCATATTTAAATACTAAAGTTTTTGCCTTATGTAAAGTGGGTATTGTTCCATCTATTCCTCTGTTTCCTGTTATTCCAGTTAATGAATTTCCAGAAACTCCAGTATATTTAATAATTTCTTGATCAATTAAAACATATCCTGGATTGGTTTCCGAAACTGCAACATTTTCAAAAGTTGCAAATAAAGAACCAGAGGAAACTGTAATATTGTCAGTAGATGTAGCAGAATAGTCACTAACTAAAGTTTCTGGTGAATAATCAGATTCAATTCCACTCAAAATTACTTGATTATTTGCTGCATACATTCCGTGATTATTATGATTTACTTTAAAGTATAATCCATTTGTCAACTCCAAAGAACTAATTACTGTTGCATTTGTAATTTCAGAACCATTATTTATTAAAGTGTAGGAACCAGAAGTGTCCAATCTTCCTTGAATGTTATCAACAACTATTGAGTTGAATGAAGAAATGATTCCTGAATTATTCGGAATTGTCAAAATTAAATTCTTTCCAAATCCATCCGTATCGGAAGAATTCACAGTTAGAGTATCTCCAATTTTATATCCAAAACCACCATCAGTAATTGTTGCTGCAACTGCAACTCCACCAGATACTGAAAGACTTACTTTTGCATTATTTCCAAATCCAGTAAGTGTTTTTAAATTTATATTAGAATATACTTTTGGTCCAGATGTGAACCCTATTCCAGAATTTGTTAAAGTTAGTGTTGAATTGATTCCAATAGCACCAACAAGTGATTTTAACTTTCCAGTAAAATTAGCATTTGAAGTTTGAGTTATTGTGTTTCCAACAACTAAAGAATTTTGTTGAACAGAAGATAAACTTGTTCCAATTCCAACTAATGCAGAGTTTGAATTTGTATTAATTGGATTTGGTCTTAATGAAACTATTTGGTTATTTCCAACTGCTAGCTCTGGATTGTAAAATGCAATTGATGCAGGTGAAGTTACAAAATCTGCTCTATATAAGGTGAATTTCAAGTCTTCTAATTGACTTGGTTCCCAAGTTGAACCATTTTGTGATTTAAATAAAGATCCAAGGGTTGGTTGTTGTGAAATAATTATCTTTTCAGATTCAGGTCTATCGATTGTAGAAACATCTGCTTCACCCATTCTAGAAATCCAAACATTATACTCATTTGAAGATGAAACTAATGCAATTGCATACCCACTTCCCACTGATTCTAGATATATCGGAGATGGAAATGTGAATGTAGTGGGGATAGTTCCATCCTCTGAGATATTTACATCTTTTGCATCTAATACGACTTCACCAAAAGGAAGAATTTCTTGGGTTGGAGTTCCATCCCTCATAGTTCTAATTTGAAGAGTTACAGGAATTCCTTTAGTGTCTTTTGTTTTAAAATAAATATCACATTTTGTTATAAATACCCCATTTCTATCTGCAACTTCAAATGATTGTGCCAGAGGATCAACCCATCTTTGACTTGTTGTTGTTCTAGTTGCAGAAGTATTATTTGCCACCAATCTGGTTTCAGTTTCTGATGCTGATATTGTTTCTGTTATTGGTAATCTTTCTATATTTGCATTTCGTATTCTAAGGGTTGTATTTTCAACATTATCTAAAGCACCTTCTGAGTAAAAATTAGTTTCTGCAGTGCTTTCATTTGAAGTCACAACTGTAGAATTTGTAGGACTGGTTGTTAAAACAAGAGTCTTTGTTCCAGTTTCAAATGAAGGTGTTGATGGAATAGTAGAATCGGGGATTAATACAGATCCAATGAAGACTCCAGAAGAATCACTCACCAATCTAATTTCAGAAACAGTTGCAATTGCATTACTAGTTTGCCCAACAAGTTGCATTCCCTGAATTATTGACCCATAAAAATTAGATTCAGAATTTATTGATAAGCTAGCAGTGTCAACATTTAAAATAGTTGTTGTTGATGAATAAGAACTAGATAATGTATTTTCTGGTTGATATGGGTTCTCTGTATATACTTCTGTTGCAGAATCATATGGTCCATATTTATGATTTTGTTGAGACAGTCTAAACTTTATACTTCTTGTGCCCAAAGTTCCAACTACTGTTTCTCCTGAAGAAAAAGTACCACTACTCATAGAAACTTCTAAAAGTTTGGGGATTATATAAGAAGTTAAATCTACATCATCAAAGAAACAATAAAATCTAGAAGAAGGCTTTAATCTTCTTGCAATAATTTCAATGTTTCTGGATCTCATTTTTTTAATAATTTCTCTAGAAACTACTCTATCTCCTAAATTAGTTGAATCAAATCTTTCCGATACTTTGTATTGAATACCTTCTCTTGTTCTTGTTCCAGTTTTGGTTACGGTCTGATTACTAAATGATAAAAAGTTATCTCTAAATGTAGTTGTATCAGTAACTAGTCTTCTTCCACGTCTGTTTGGATCAAAAGTAGTGGTTCCTAAATTAGTTGTCCCCTGAAGGATCCTTCCTATTTCTGGACCATTGGATATATTTTGTCCAGTCCAATTTGTTTCCCAGGCATTCCAATCGATTGGAGATAAACCTGTATTGGTATCAACTCCAAGTTGTTGTATTGATTGTTGGTAACTCCCCTCAATGTCTATTAGTTTTTCTGTTCTTCTTGTTTCTATCCAACTATCAGATGGTGGATTTAATTCAATAGAACCAATCCAGTTTATGACATTAAATGGATTAACGTTCTCTGATCTTGTTGCAAATATATTTTTTACATATTCTACTTCAGTGTAGTTGAGTAATATCTGACTTCCAACTTTTTTTATATTTGGGGATCCAAAATCATCCGCAAAACGAAGATCCGCATTTGGATTTGTTATTGTTCCCAATCCAATTACAGATTCAGAACCTATAAGTAAATCAATTGATGTTGTGTAATGAGGTGGTCTTAAAACTCCATTTTCTGTATCAATACTTGCTTTATAGTCTCTGCTTCTTATTTGACCACCATTATAAGATCTGAAATTGTCAACAAAAAAACCACATTTAAATCTATCTAATTTTGTTTGAGGATCACGAATTGAGAGGTTTTGTGTATCTGATTCAAGTAATGACAATGAAGTATAGTACTCTATATTTTTTATTCTGTCCTCCAATTTGGAGACATCTCTCATAGTGTATCTTTTATGTGAAGATAGGATAATAGTTGCATCTGAAGTATTATACAAATATGCAGGCAGTCTAATTGTAGCAACCTCTAAAGCAGAATCCAAAGAATTTGGTTCTTTGGGTTCTATTGAAGGAATTCCTTTACTGATAAAAAAGATACCATCTTTATTTAAATATAATTTATCAATTCTTGGCAGATAATACTCATAGGATAAATTGATATCTTTACTATTTGATAATATATTTTTTGATGAATTTATAAATTCAAAATTCCTTGATTGATATTCAAATGGAGAATAAGATCCAGAGTAAGGAGCAACTCTTGGTCTTAAGTCAATAATGTCACTTAGACTGTCAGATCCAACAAAAGAAATATTTTTTCCATATCTATCCCTGTCATATGCATCTATACTAACTAAATCACCATCATCTGTCGAATTTATTGTGTAATTATTAAAGATTATTTTAAGTTTTTTAGTGGGAGCAGAAAATTCATTTTTTCTAATTATTTTTGAAAAATCTAAATATTCTTGTTTTTGTCCCTCATCTAAGGTATAATTATCTTTTATATTTCTATCCCCAACTACAATTGAATCTATTTTTCCTGATATTTTTGATTCCTCAAATGTGACAGTTTCTCCGATATAAAAAGAGTTTTCATTTAGATAGACAAATTCTACCACATTAGATGAATTACTTGAAACCACTATTGCTACAGCATTACTTTCACTACCAGAAATTCTTTCACCCTTAATTAAATTTAAAATATTTGAATTTAGATTCGTTAATGTAATATTTGGTAAAATTGGATCAGATGATGTTGATGATTCGAATACACCAATAATACTTTCCACGTCTGGAACATTTAATGATACTTCTTTATCTTCAACTCTCAATCCATAAACACTACTTTCTGTTAACCCACTAACAGAAGTGTTTATACCCGATGAAGTTTTATTTACAACTATTGAAGAGCATCTATTATATAATTTTTTTCTAGAAGAAACATTAGTTTTTTTAAATGTTACAGTTAAAGTGGAAGAATTTGAATTTGGAGAAATACCTTGAATTGATATGGTTCTACCACTTACGGTTAGTTTTTGGTCATCTAATGGTGGAATTGTCCCATCAGAAAAACTTAAGTTATAATCTTCTTCATCAAATGGCAATAAAGTCAAATTTGGATCAGTTTCTAAAATTTGTGAATATGCCCCTGAAGAAAATGAACTTGATGGAATTTGGTATGATTTTCTTATAATGACTTCGGAACCTGTTAAATCTACAGTGGAAACATTTAAATTATTTAATTTAGAGTATAAAAATGCATTTTGATTATTTAAAACTTCCAATGAGACTTTTTTAAAATCACTTGCAATAATATCAGTTGCAGGTAAAGTTCCACTACAAATTCCAGAAACTGACGTTGTTTCTACGATTGTTATGTTCTTACCTGAAGCACTTATTGCAGAAACTTTATTATATGTTGGGACATTATCACCCTGCTTTGTATATGAAACAATATCACCGACCTTTATTCCTACATAAAAGTTAGACTCACCAGAGGTTACCGTTCCACTGGAACTAATTGTAAACTCTGTTCCTGGTGGTGCCAATAATGTCTGAATGGAAAGTAACGGATCTGAAGTGAATGTTCCTA